TCAGTCTCCTGCGCCTGGAGCGCCTTTAGTTGATCTTCGTCAAGAAAGCCGACCATTTCGACCGTCTCAACCTTGCCCGTTTCCTTGCGGGTTATCTCAAGGACGAATTTAACTTCGCCCACTTGTCCGTTTAGATTCATTGAACCCCCGTTACCCGACCATCAGGGCCGCGAATGATTGTTTTTGGTCGGCTCATCTGCTCAATTGCCCGTGTAAACCCGTCGAGCGATGCTTGCAGAGCCTGTGCCACCATTGCGCCAGTATCGACTTTCTCGGCTTGCTCAGCCTCTGGCGTTTCAATATCTGTCTCTGCACTTTCAGCAGCAGGAGCCTCACTTGTAGCAGCCGCTTTACTTGCCGCGCCAATCTGAGCCACAAGAACACGTGTTTCATTATCTAGCTGTGCCTTCCACCGTTCAAATTCTTGATCGCGTTGATGCTGTTGGTCTTTGTATTGAGCCTCCAGCGCCCTGAGTTGTGCTTCTTGCTCAAGCTGCATTTGCTTTTGCTCGGCTTCGACCTGTTGGCGGTTCCGATCAACTTCGCTTTGCATCTGGGCTTTGAAGTGCTCCAATTGTGCCTCATGTTCACGCGCTGCCTGGTCGGCTTGCATTTGATATTGCGTTTTGGCCTGTTCAATCTGGGCGGATTGTTGCAGCTTCATGCTCTCAATCTGCATGGTCATTTGACCCTTGGCCTGCTCGATCTGCATTTGCCCTTGCATTTTCATTAGCTCTGGGTTTTGCGGAGGCGGTGCCATGCCCTTCTGTGGGTCAGTGAAGAACTGATCTGCGTCTTTGTGACCCAGCGCTTGAGGGATTTTGCTAGCCGTGTAATAGATATTTTGCGGTGTCGCGATGCCTATCTGCATCAGGTTGGTTTGCAGTTGGAGAATGTTCATTAACTGTTTGGCCTGTGCATCCCTGTTACCAGTGCCGATGCCACAATCAATCGTCAGGTCAAACCCGTTGCGCCATTCACGCGGGTCAATCTCTACCCAGTTACCTTGGATATTGATCGTCTGCGATCGGTTTTGGTAAGTGACGGATTCTTTGAGTAAGAGTTTGAACAACCGCCGGAAACCCGTTTCAGCCATTGTCCGAGCCATGAGTTCCAAACGTTGCATGGCCGACTGCTGGATCAGGTCAATGCCTGTAGCCGTCTGGTTCAGAGTGTCAGAATCAAGCCCCTGGTTGTATTTGGTTATCCCGGTGCGCTCGTCTGTCAGCTTGCTGAAATACTCCAAACCACCGATTGCCGACTGGCTAATGTCCTGGGTCTGCAATGAGTTAATCATGCCCGGCGCTTTAACCCGGACTAAACCACCTGGTCGGGCGGTCAGCATATCGTCAAGATTGACTTGACCCTCTACGACCTCATGGCGGGGATTGTTGCCCAGATACAAAGCGTCAAGATACTGCCGCAGCAGTTGGGTCTTGATCGTTTGAAAATCGACCGTTATGTCAGCCAGCGAGAGACCGAAATGCCGATGGGGCATCAAGATGGGGGATAGATCGGCAAAGGGATGGACATCCACGATCTCGTTTTCCAGGATGGTTGAGCCTGCTTTCAGGATACGTCGCCACTCAAGGATGCCGTCGCCGTCGTAGTCCACTTGTGCATAAGCGTCAATCAGCCAGACATAGCGGCTCATCGGGTCGTTGTTGCCGCCGTCCTCATATTGTGTAGCCGCCTCGTCGTCGTAAACCCGGCGCATGATGGCTTCAGAGTTGTATTGCGCCCAGTTGTTGTCGTCAGTGAGCGAGAGGCACTCGTCTTTGCTGTAGCCCATCGCCACCAGGTCGCCGATTCGTTTGCGTACACGCTGGGCAATAAATGGAGTGTCCTCGATGGTCTTTGACCGACGCGAGACCAGGATTTCCTCCGGTGGCACGTTTTCAACGATCGTTTTCATCACCTTCTTGGTGCGCTTGATCGTGATCGAGTACACCAGGGGAGGGTTGTCAATGGCGTGCTGCATTTGAGCGAGCATTTGCCCGATCTGTTGCATCGCCTGTTGGTTGCCCATTTGTTGGGCTTGGGCGTATTGTTGTTGCGCAGCTTGGAACTGCTGCTGCATTTGTGGTAACTGCTGGGTATAGGTCTCATCGACGGTTGAATCCTGAGATTCGACTTCGATTTCTTCCTCGTCATTGGCCGGCTGCATGATCGCTGTGATCTGCTCCATCGTCTGGCCGACGTATTCCTCGCGGGTTACTTCCTTCTTTTCTTCGCTGTAAACCTTGACGTAGCCGTTCTTTGACAGCAGGGCATCCTTTAGCCACCAGTAAACGATGCGATAGCCCTCATTCTGCGACCAGAGTAGCCAGTTTGCATATTCGGTGGCCTGCTGTGCCTTTTGTTCATCGCCTGGTTTGCGCGGAGAGAATCGTGCAATGTCCTCACCACTTGTAAAGATACGCATGAGCGAAGGCATCGCCCATTCGATCGCGTTTGCCACGTCAGGGGATACAACGGATGAGCGCCCGTCAACCTCAGGGGGAGCTAGCTTGCCACTTGGACGGACAAGATAGTATTCCAGAGCCGTTCTACGCTGCTCAGACAGCCGCCCGACATAGCCCAAGCTCTGCGAGACTTCCGCATCTACAAGAGCCTTTAGCTCGTCGTCTGTCATTTTTTGCATATTAGGCGTAATTCATGTTGGCATAATTCAGAGCGCCCTTAGACCACTCCGAATTGGTAAGACTGCCCACGCAGACCCCGAGATATCTAAATGCGTCCGCAGCGTGGGAATGATTATCATGCACCGGGGCTGTAGCCTCCCCTGTTTGCGCGTTGATGGCCCGGCGGTAGTTATACAAATGGTCAACCAGCACGTCAGCCTTGTCAGCGTCAAAATATACCTGTCCAAACATCATACGAGCTGCTCTTATGCCGCTTTCAATGTCCAGCTTGGGCGTGATTCTAACATTCCACCCCTGAGAATCAAGCACTTCCTTGGCCGATCGCCCTGTCTGTAGGTTTCGGGTTTCACCATCGTGAGGCAGCCACATCTCGCCCCAGTTCCATTTGCGCTCTCTTAACAGAGTGGAATAGTAGTCCAGGGTCTTATGAGAATCCTCAATGTAGTCAATGATGCGAACATCGCTCGCGCCTTTTTGAACCAGGATGATCGACGTTTTATCATTCCACCCGAGATCCCATATCGCATGAACACGCAACATCGGGTCGTAGGGCAAAGGACGGATGCGGCCATTGGAGCGTGATTCGTCGATCTGGTCTTTGTAGATAGCTCCAGGCACGTTGTAAACGTCCCAGCGGCCCTCTAACAGTTGTTGCCTCTCCACGTCAGGCAGCATCATTAGGCGTTCCAGATAACCAGTGCCATCCAGGTGGTTGTTGTCGGATAACTTGGACGAGATGAAGCGTCGGTGAATAAATCGCCCGTTGACGTTGAGCGTGACCATTGAGTCGGCACCGTCTTTTTTGATGCCGAACTTCTCCATTATCCATTTGGGGCCTGGGTTGCACGACGCCCGCATCTTTGCGGATAGCCGTTTGTCAGGTGAGCGTAGGCGGGAGGTCAGGTAATCGTAAACGTAAGGCGTTGCGAAGTGCCCAAGCTCGTCGATGCCGATCCACTGAAATTCAGCACCTTGATATTGAAGTACGTCAGGGTCGCGCTCGCAGAAACCAAAGATGATTTTGGCGCCCGATGTAAACAGCCATTCCTTATCGGCTTCCCGATAAGTCGCCCCTGGGTCAATCAGGGGATATATGATTCGGGTTCGGTCGATGATCTCTCGCAGCTGGGGAAATGTCTTGCGGATGAGTAAGCCGCGAAACCTAGGGATTGAGATGGATGGTTCTTCTTCGCCTAACCCGAGCACGTCCATGATTAAGGCGTCACTTTTCCCACCCCCTGCCGCGCCGCCAAATAGCACCTCGTCCTCAACGGCAGCGAGGAAGTATTCCTGCTTCTCAGTGGGCGACCAGGACTTTGGATTCGTCACGCAACATCACCTCTTTAAATGATTCAGCAACAAACTGCAACCACAGCCTGTCGGAATAGTCCCCAATGTCCTTTAACGCTTCGTGGTGCGCATAGACCAGTTCCATGGGGTTTAGGCCGTAGTGTTTCTTGACCTTCATCAAAGCCCGATAAAGCGAGACGCGACCTTGATCTATCTTAGCTGGGTCAACTGGACTCATTTTTTGATCTTCATGCAATACTGCCAAGCCTCCAGGGGTGTGTAACCGTCACCAACGCAGATAACCATTCCATCTTGCCTAACACAGCGCCAGACTTCTCCCGTTTGAAACCGGAAAAGTAAAGTGATGCGGGGTTTCACTTGCTCCCCTTTTTGGGCACATAGGCCTGAAAGTTTATCTGCACGTTGCCAGTGATGTGTTTGCGCTCAATGTAATCACCGCACATTTTTGACAATTGATCTAGTGCCTTTAGTTCATCGCCCTGTCGTTCAGCCCGATCTGCGATAGCTTGCAGCCTTGCGCGTCGGCCTTCGATGGTGTCAAGCTCATGGGCGCTCTTTGGTGCAGATAGGTTTTTGATCGCTTCAACGATCTCAACTTTTTTTAAGTTTTCATTTCCGATCTGACCCGCCGTTTTTTCACTGTACCCAGCAGATATTGCAGCTTGCGTTGCATTGCCACCGTTCATCACATACTGACGGGCAAATGTTTCTTGTTTGACTGATAGCTTGGTCATATTCCTATTATACCTATTATGTATTAAGAAGAATATATATGCTCTCTGGTGAATGTTTGAGCAAAGCGAGTCCTAACCGTAACAAAACAGCAATCGACCCGCTTTAACGATGCTCTCCGGAGCCATGTCGTCACATC